TCGTCGACCATCATGGCATGACCGAGTGCCGGGCCGACAGTGGCGACGGAGATGCCTTCAAATTTGAGCGCGTCCATACTCGGACGCTCTCATGTCAAGCAGTCGGCTTTTCGGTCTTTTTGCGGCGATAGAGGCGCTTGCGCTTTTTTGGCAGTGCCAATTCCGTCGGTTGGGTTGGTTCGGAAAGTTGCGGAGGTTCGGCCGCTGGCGCTTCTTCTTGCGGGACAATATCGGCCTGCGGTTGCGGCTGATCCACGCCAATGCTTACGCCGAGAGATGCGGCAAACTCGCGCTCGGCGGCAATTTCGGCCACGGCCTCTTTCCAGTCGATGCCCTGCTCTCCAAAGAAATCGGAAAGCGTCATTAGCCCCGCCTTAACATCGTCACGGCGAGCAGCAGCCTCACGGCCCACGTCCACCGTAATGCTGCGCGGCGTCTGCCAACCGACGTTGCGCCAGTTGGGGTTCATGGGCAGTTCGCGGCGGCGCATGGCGTTGGCGATGGCGTAGGCCCAGAGCTTATTGAGGAAAGAGTTAATGAGCACATCTTGGCGACCGGCAAAGCAGCGGGCGGCCTTCTGGATGATGAAACGCTGCGCGACACCACCTACGGCCGACGCATCCCAGACAAACTCATAAGGTAGCCCAAGGCCGATGGCTGCTGCGCGGATGTATTGCTCGAGGTGCTTGTCGAGCTTCTCGTTCGGGCGGTTCATCTGGAAGCTCTGCAAGTCTTCCGTGGTTTTCAGACGCGGGACCAAACCGCCGCCAAACATCGACTCGCGCGTCAGGTTTCCGTTGCTGTCTTTGCTCAGATCGCCAAAGAACCCTTCGGCGCCAATCGTGCCGGTATTGTTTTTAATTACCAGACCGATGCTGCTGCCGGCCTTGGCCGCCATCATCTCAAAGCGGAGGAGCTCGTCGCGGTCCAAGATGGAGTTGAGCGCCACGCCGACGGCCGGATAGCCGCGCACCTGATCGGCGCGCTCGGGCTCGAAGACGTGAAGCATGGCCTCGGCTTTGATCTCCCGATGCCGGCGCGGGTATTCGTCGCCCTCTCCGATGAAGTAACTGAGCGGACGCTGGAACTTGTCGAGCTTCACGCCGTCCACCACGCCGCCGTTGTTGGCCGCCGTGTCGGGTGACTCCACGCGGTGCGCTTCGACAATCTGGACGGCGGGAGCGCCGTCTTGCCGGGCGGTGAGGATGGCAAAGATTTCGCCGTCTCGGTCGATCGCCTCCGAGACCAGCATTTGCAGGCCGCGCATATCGTGGCGGCCACTGATCTCGGGCTGCCGCGACCAATTTTCCCACCATGCCTCGGCCGCATCGTCCCACTCCTGGTCCCCGGTCATGGCCTGCGGACGGATGCCGATGCCCGAGCCGACAGAATACAGGGCCTTATCCCTGACAGCCCCGCGCACAATGGCGTTGTTGTAAAAGCACTTGCGGCTCAAGGCCATCAGGCGGGTGCGGTCGTAGGAGGAAAGATCGACCTTGCTGTCCTGCGCCTGCGCGTAGACCCATCCACGCTCCTCGCTGCGGTGGTTCACGGCTTCGATCATGCGCGAAAAGCCAAAACGCGCGGCGAGACGGTCAACAAAGCTGGTGGTTTTAGCCATTAGGTGCGGTTCGGGAAGCGGACTTGCGTGACGCGGCTGTTGCCCACCGTGCCGGCATTGATCGCCAGCGCCGTCTCGATCAGCCCCAGCAGTTCCCAGGCGTTGTAGGTTTGCTGAAGCGTGACGGAGCGGCCGCCCACGCTGCTTGACACAACGAACGCTTGCGAAGCCCCGCCCGCAAGAATCTGCGCTTTGCAGGAGGCTTTCAGTTGGGACAATTCGCTGGCCGTGAAAACGGAGGCCAGCATCGAGGCGTCGGTCATGCCCTCGGTCCTTGTGTCAAGCAGCCGCGTTGGTTGCCTTGAACTGCGCCATGATGGAGTCGATCAGGACCAGCGCCATCTTCTCGCAGTCGGCCAAGTGGTTCGGCCCGAGGCGCTGCCACTTCGATTCTCCGTCTTTCTCGATGAGCGCCTCGCCCTGCAACTGGCCGACGTAATCCTTGGCGATGTCCCGGGGCAGATACCACCGGCCTCGCCCGTCGCGCAGGATGTCGTGATAAAGCCGCGCCTGCCAGAACCACGCATCGAACTGGACGGCCCATAGAACGGCCCCGCCCGATACAATTTGCTGGAACTTGTAGGGTTCGCGTAGCCCTTGGCTAACCGTGCGCCCCTTGGCCGCGACAAACAACCCGCCAGACTTGGCAACAAAATCATACACGCCCGCCGGGGTCTTGGCCGCATAGCCCGCGTCCACAATCCCGCGATAGCACTTGTAGTGGCGGAACTTGTCCATCACGCCGTCCCACCCGACCATTGCCCCGTAATCGAGGAGGTAGCTGCTGCCGTCTTCGTGGAGCTCGCGGACGATCCACCACATCTCGGTCTGGCCCACGTCAATGGACATGAGGCGGCCGATTATCTTGCCCTCGGGCGCGGCGCCTATCATGTAGCGAGGCGAGGCATCCACGCGGTCGCGGATCATGGCGGTCGTGATGAGCGCCCCCTGCGGCTTCCACGGTTCGGCCATTTCGCGGTTCAAGAAATCCTGCAACCCGCCCGGGGCTTCGTAGTCCTGCAAATACTTCACGGCCAGATCAGGCCAAGTGCGCCAGGGCGAATAGAGCGAGGAGAGATGATAACTGCGGCGGCCGGCCTCGGCGGCGAACTCCGTTGCGCGCCACTCGCCGCGCTCGAGCCAAGTCTTTTTGTCGGCGTTCTCGTGGAGATGCCCGCACTTCGGGCAGGCATAGCGTGTGGTCTCGGCCACCCGCGCCATGTTCCACGTCCCGTTGTCCTGCTTGGCCTCGGCGTCCCAGCGCACATTCTTCCACTCGAGGAACTGCCACTCGCCACACCCGAGGCACGGCAGAAAATAGCGGCGCTGGTCTCCCTTTAGCCATTCGGTCCAAATCGCGCCGTCCTCGTAGGTTGGCGTTGAGGTGCAGACAATCAAATGATTCGGGAAAGTCGCCGTGCGCGCCTCGGCAAGTTGGATCGGGCTTGCCTCCTTGCCCGACTGCGCGGCGAACTTGTCCATCTCGTCCATCATCAAAAGCGCGATGGATCGGCTCGACAGGTTGGCCGGGCTGTTCGACCCGACGAAATACACGCTCATCCCCTTGAAATGCTGCTCGAGGATGGTCAGATCGTCGGCGTTGTCGGGCTTGTGCGTCTTCAAAACGTCCGAGCTTTCGACCATCGGCAGCCAGCGCGACTTGGAAAACGACCGCGCCAGGTGCGTGGAAGGCATGACCCAGAGCGCGGGCGCCGGGTTTTGGTCGAGCCGATACCCCATGCCCGCAAGGATGGCCGTGGTCTTTGCCGTCTGGGCGCCCCAGACCAACGCCATGCGCCGGATGGATTCGTTGCCGAAACACTCGAGCGGCTCGCGGATGTAAGGCGTCTCGCGCGTCCGATACGGCCCGTGCAAGTGCGCGGTGTTGCCGATCGTCAGATTGCCCTCGGCCCACTCGACCACACCCTGCTTCGGCGGTGGTTGGGCCTTGCGGGCAATGGCATCGGCTACATCGTTGGCGTTTAAGCCGCCTTTAATTTGTCCGAGAAAATCTGACACGCATCAGCCACCAGTTTGCCAGCCTCGGGGTAGTCTCGATGCAGGCGTTTAAGGCACGAGTCGAAGGCCGCGTCGAAAGCGGACAGCACGGCCGACTTTTCCAGAAGCGCACCGACGCGCTTCTGCCACTCGATGAACTCGGCCTCGGCCGCCGAGGCGTCCTTACAGGAGAGCGAATAGGCTTTCTGAAGCTCGCACGCCTCGCGGACCTGTCCCTGCTCGGCGGCCCCCTGCCAGAGTGCGTAGTTTTTGCCCACCATCGCGTGCGCCTGTTCGACGCGGCCGGCGGCCGTGCTGTCTTCGGGCGACGCGGATGCGGAGACTGACCGCCGGGCGCGGCGATTTCCCGTTACGTTGGACTCATACCACGCGACGGCGTTCTCCAAAGTGTCGAGCGGACAGCCCTTCTTCTTCAGTTGGCTGACCCGCTGGATCGTGATGCCCTTGGCTTCGGCAAGTTGGCTGGCGACAGTCATGTTGAGACTGCCGGCGGAGTCAACTTAACTAAAGTTGAGCGAAAAACGCTTTATTTTCGCCAAAATTAAGCAAGTCGCAGGCTCCT